AGAAGTTTAGAAGTTATAATAAGATTTAAATGGAGATATGGCCGAGAGGCTTAAGGCAGCAGTTTGCTAAACTGTCGTAGGGATTAAACTCTACCGTTGGTTCGAATCCAACTATCTCCGCCAAAGTTTTTAATGCTGCTTTAGCTCAGTTGGCCAGAGCAATCGCCTTGTAAGCGATAGGTCGTCAGTTCGAATCCGACAAGCAGCACCAAAAGGATTTTAATATGCCACATTCAGCAGACTTAACACAACAAGTGATTGAAAGAATGATGAACTTGCGAGAGTTCACTATCACTGTGCCCGTTGAGGATGGATGGTTACCAAACGGAGTGGTTCCGTTTGATATTCGAATTAAAAATGGCTTTGCAACTGTTACAATTCCAGCCTTGACAGAAGACGAAGCTCGTAGTAAAATAATAGCATATTTTAACAGCAGTGACGAAGAAGATTAATCCGGGTGTAGCTCAGCCAGGCTAGAGCACCTGCTTTGGGAGCAGGGGGTCGTAGGTTCGAATCCTGCTACCCGGACCAAGTTTTGCCCGAGTGGTGGAATGGTAGACACAGGAGACTTAAAATCTCCCGCTTATGGCGTGCCGGTTCGAGTCCGGCCTCGGGTACCAAGTTAAAAGCACCGGACTTGTATAAATACTTTTATAAAGTCAGGAGCTTAAATGCATTGTATATATTGTGAAAAAGAATTTTTGAACAAATCTGGTTATTCTAATCATGTGAGACGCTGTCCAAAAAATCCAGAAAGAAAAATAGAAACTTTAACTGCCGCAGGAAGATTAGCTCTTAGCCTAAAAGGCACAGAGAATAACAAGAAAAAATGGGCAGATCCATCTTTTAGACAAAAACATCAAAAAGGAATGCAACGAGCAGTTAGAGAAAATCCAGAATCATATAGTTCTTCAAATAGAGGAAGAACAAAACAAATTATATTGGATGGAATTAAATTCCAAGGCCAATGGGAAGTAGATTTTTACTTGTGGGCAAAACAACAAGGGTTTAATCCTGTAAAACCAACAAAAGCCTTCCGATATTATTGGAATGGAGAACGATGGTATCATCCAGATTTTTACATACAATCTAAAGATTTATATGTTGAAGTTAAGGGTTATGAAACTGAAAGAGATAGAGCTAAGTGGTCGCAATTTCCTGAAAAATTATGTATAATTAAAGAGAAGGAAATAAAACAGATTAGAAATAATAGTTTTCCGGGCCTTTAGTTTAGCGGTGAAAACACACGGCTCATAACCGTCGAGAGCGTAGGTTCAAATCCTACAAGGCCCACCAAGTTAAACTGGCGTTCGTTCAACGGATAGGACAGGAGTCTTCTAAACTCTTAATGGGGGTTCGATTCCCTCACGCCGGACCAAGTTATGCAACGGTGGCAGAGAGGCCCAATGCAAGGGACTGCAAATCCCTAAAACCGTCAGTTCGAATCTGACCCGTTGCTCCAGAATAATATGAACAAAAATTCTTTACATGTAGAATTAACAAACAGATGTACACTATTGTGTCCATCGTGTCCCCGTACTCTTCACAATAAAATAAAAAAAATTGACAAAAATGATTTGAATGTTGATGATTTTTATAATTTTTTAGATTGTGCAGGCGGGTCAGATATAAAAACATTGATATTGTGTGGAGATTATGGTGATAGCATTTACTATCCGCACTTGATTGAATTTATACAAAAGTTCAGAACTACAAAAAATTTTGCTCTTACTACCAATGGTAGTCGCCAAACTGAAAATTTTTGGTACAAATTGTCTGAAAATTTAACAGCCAACGACAAAATTACCTTTGCCATCGATGGCTTAGAAAGCGAAAATCTTTTATATAGAAAGAATTCAGACTGGGATAGTGTTTTAAAAGGATTAGAAATAATCAGTCGCAGCAGTGCAAAACTAGAAATCCAAACTATAGTTTTTAAATTCAACTACAACAAATTGGACCAGCTGAAACAATTTGCCGACAATTTTGGTGCCGATCATCGAGTTATGAAATCTCATCGATTCGATGGCGCTCCAGAGATTGTGCCGCCAGTTGAAGAATTAATAGAAACGGAATTTTTATACAAAGCAGAATATAATTCCGATACACCTATACAAATAAATCCGGGATGTTTACGTGAAAAAGTCGTTACCTGCGAAGGTTATTTTTTTCCATGTGATTGGATAAGAAATCCTTTTACTTTTTATAAATCAGAGTTACACAAACAAAGACAGCGATGGATCGATCGATTGAACATCAAGAACATCAATTATGATGCCGGATTAGAAATTATCAAAGATTGGGCCACTTTCGTTCAAGATTCGGGTATTAATGATCCAAAAAAAGTCAGCGTTCTTTGTAAAATGAAATGCAGGAGCGACATTTGAAAAAAGATTTAAGACTAAAATTTTTAGCCAACAGAAAAATTTTAATAACAGGAAATCCTGCAGATTCTAGAACACTGGCCTCCGGATTTGCTAAGATATACCCCGATGCTACATTTATATCAAAAAGTAACGGCTGGGACTTGTCTGATTTTTCTGACCAAAGTGTAGATCGATTGTTGAATTTTTTTAAAAACTTTAATACCTTTATTAACGCCAGTTATATTGGACCACTGGTACAAACTAAATTGTTAGACATTTATTGGCAATCACAAAAGTATGCTGATGTTTTTAATTTTGGATCAACACATGAATATGACGGTCTGGGTGATTCAGAATATTCACAATCTAAAATTGCATTAAGAAATAGAAGTTTGGAATTAAATACCTATAGATTTAGGACACATCATATCGTATTGGGTGGAATAAAAAATCCATTTGATCCTGGTACTGCAACTTTTTTAGATATAGATACCATTTGTCAAATAGTACCTTGGATATTAAGTCAGGATTTCAATGTGCCTTTAATGGGTATAGATCAACGTAAAGAAGCATGGTAATCCGTGGAAGCGCAAGCCAACTGGCGATGGCACCTGTCTTGAAAACAGTCGAGCGCGAAGAGCGCCTTGAGGGTTCGACTCCGTCCGCTTCCGCCAAAGTTAACAAAATAGCAACAAAAAATTGTAGGTTGACAAAAATTACAACTTCAAGTAAAATATGAAGTATATTAACTAAGTAGGAGTCATAAATGAACATCAGAATTAGAGCAGCACTTCGCACTGCGGGTATGTTGGCAATTGCAGCACTAGGCCCTTTTGTTGTAGTTGGTTTATTTCAATTAGATGCCGAAGTTCTTTTCAATTTGTTTGTTCTTACTTTGTTGGCATGGATGGTTTGGGTAATTTATTCGATCAATCTTGGCCAATTAGAAACTGAAGAAAAAGTAAGAGAGATGCAACAACGTAGAGAAACAATGCTGTCCGGTATTGTTAAAGATCCAGAGTAATCCGGTCCGGTGTGGCGTAATGGCAGCGCAGCGGTCTCCAAAACCGTTAGTGGGAGTTCGATTCTCTCCACCGGAGCCAAAACTTTTTTATTTTATAGGAGTTTGACCATGAAGTATCTAAGAGTAGGTGTGCCGTTTTTTGTTGTACTGGCCTGTATTTTAAATGGTATTGCTGCATATGGTTCAGACAATATGCCAGCAGTTTATGCCAATATTACAGCCTTGTTTGGTTGGATTGCAATTTCTTGGGATGAATACTTGACTTATCAACGAAATAAAAAGGTGGAAAATGTTTCCGATTCCGTTGCGTGAAGTACCTTATTACATCAAATGGAAGATCAAACAAATCCTAAAACGATTTAAATAAAGAATAGTCCGGCCCTCTGTTGTTTCGTCAACGAGCAAAATGGTATAGCTGGAATTTACCAGTGAAGGATACAGGACGCTGTATTCAATCTACGGACATCCGGGGTAATAAGCCCCAACTATTTTAATAGTGTACAGGCACTTTGTAAATCCTGTCTTTGTGTGGTACCGAACATCGCTCCTGCTTGGAAAAGCATCGGTACAAAGAACAATGGCGGAGGGGAGAAACGGTTTACTCGTCAGTCTCATAAGCTGAAGACATCAGGTTCGATTCCTGTTCTCCGCAACCAAACCTCGGGATCCCTACTCGTTAATAATAGGGGGTGGTTGGCTTCACCAAAACGCCAGGGCGCATACGATCGTAGCCTCAGAACCCGCTTGACATGGGTGCAAGAAAAATCGTAGGTTTAGCTGACACAATCCAGAAGGATCGTCAGGGGACAGGGCAACAACTCAGTTCAGGGCCGATGAGGATCGGTAGCTGAACACTAATTCTAGGAGCCAGATATGCCTAATTCAAATTTTAAAAATTGGTTGAGACTTATTTGGCTAGAAAATTGTCGTGAGCATGAAGACCATCAAGAGCTGCCTTACACATTGAAAGAATATTGGCACAGATACAAGTGGTGGTTGCGTAGAGAATACAGATTTCAACAGAAATCTTAGTTATTTTTAGACAAAATAATTAATCCATTCGTCCCGCCAAATCCAAAACTATTACTGGCAATGTGTTTAACAGGATAATCGATAGTATGATTCAAATGATTACCCGGACACAGCGGATCTAGATCGTCAAGATTGATTGTCCCTGGTAATTGCTGATGTTTCAAAGATTGTACACAAATAACTGCTTCAATGGCACTAGTTGATCCAATACTATGTCCGGTCATACTTTTAGTTGAACTGATATAAGGATTGTTTGTAAAGGTTTTTTGTATGGCTGCACATTCAGCAGCATCACCGATAACCGTTCCGGTGGCATGAGCATTTACATAGTCAATATCCTCGATGTTTAATTTGGCTCTATGTAGTGTATTAGTGACCATAGTTTTAAATACATCGCCTGTCGGTTCTGGACTAGTAGGATGGTATGCATCCGAACTCATTGCATATCCAGATAGAATCGCCAAAATGTCTGCGCCCCGACGCCGAGCATGCTCTAAATTTTCTAATATCAAAATTCCAGCACCTTCGCTTATAGCAAACCCAGATCGATTTTTATCAAATGGTCTCGGTAGAATCTCATCATAACTTAATGCTCCCAGGCTTTCAAATCCACTGATGGTCAATTCAGAGAGCCAGCTGTCGCTAGCACCAGCAATAACTACATCGGCCTGCCCGGTTTCAATCAACATTGATCCAACGGCCAATGATTGATTACCGGCTGCACATGCTCCGCTGATCCCTAGGCCACTTCCGTGTATACCGTAGTGCATATTAATGTATGCAGCAGACATATTGTTTATATGTCCAGGTATAAAATTGGGTAAAGCTGCCTTTTTATTATCAATTCTATTTTGATTTTTTATTATAAAGTTATAACTTCCACCGGTGGTGCCAATCACTGTGTGTACACGACTAGGATCAATTTTATCAAAATCTAATCCGCTTTGGTCAACAGCTTGTTTTGTTGCATTAAGAGCGTACTGAATATGAGTATCAGTTTTTGAATTCCATCTAGAATCAAAAACTGAATTAAGAATAAAATTTCTAACTTCGCCAACTTGTGTTGATTGAACTACTGTAGGTACAAATTTAGATATTGGTGCTATACCTGATTTTCCTGTAGAAATGTTTGTCCACAATGTATCTACATCGTTTCCGCAACAGGAAATAACGCCTAGGCCAGTAATTGCAATAGTCATGTGAATAAAAAATAAATAAATTATAGTATATGTTTAATTATCTGTAATTCTTCCACTCTTTATAAAATATCGTTGACAATCTCTCCGTTATTATTATAACATAAACAACTACAAGGAACCATATGAAAGTATCTAAAATCCCTGGCCTGGGCCGCTTTGGCATCTACATTGATGATGTCGATCTTAATAATATTTCCGATGAAGAATGGTTAGAAATTGGAAAACTTCACTTACAAAGTTTGGTAACAATTATACGCAATGCCGAAATTGATCATCATACCTATGCAAGATTGATGACTTCATGGGGGCCTATGCGATACAACATGCCCATTGAGTTTTTTTTAAAGTATGGTAAACCTCTAAAAGAATTAATTATTAACGGTGAACTACAAGGTAAAGATGCTGAAACATTTGGCAATGCTCGTCGTTGGCAAGTAGACAAACGTTATCCAGGTATGATTAGAGTAACTCCTAAGAAAAATCGTCGTGGGGAAAGTATTGGTATCTTTGGCGACGGCGAACTGTTATGGCACAGTAACGAAAGTGGTGATACTGCATTTACTCCTGGTGTAAGTTTAGCAGGTTGGGAAAGCATGATAGGTAGTTGTACTGGTTTCTGTACTTCAACTGATTGGTACGAAAAACAAAGCGAAAGCTTTAGAAGTGAGCTAAACGAAATGGTTATGATTCATAATTATAAACCCAATAGTGTTAGCCCTGTTTATGTTGAAGATCAAGAAAATTTCTACAAAAATAATCAATGCCCTGATCCCGACAGCGAAGTACCATTGGTAATTAAAAGCCCCGGCGGCATAGTAGGACTGCACATGGCGTCAGCAACAATGGACTATGTTAAAGGCATGAGTCGAGAAGAAAGTAAAAAACTGTTAGACAAGATCAGATCAGAAATGTTTACCGATGAATACATTTATAAGCATTGGTACACCAGTGACAGAGATATCTGTATTTTTGACAATTCTATCACTGTGCATAACAGAGAACTAGAAACTGAGCATATGCCCGATAGAGTAGGATATCGTATTCAATTTGATTATGACAATCTTACTGGCGAACAGTATGCTCCATTTTTTCAGCAAGAGTTTAACGAAAAAAGATTTGCTAGAATGAAGTTACTAAGAGAAGCTATGGATGGTATGGATCGGGCCTATGGTAAATGATAACTCTAAACCATTGATACTAGTAGGATCCCGATGGTCTCCGGGGGTTATTGTACGTATATGCCAACAGAATAATATTAAAATTGCCGGAATTATAGATAGTGACTATTACGGTAACACTGAAAAAATTGGGGGTATTCCGGTAATAGATACTGAAGTTAACTTAAAAAAATATAAAAGCGACTATAATTTTTTTCTAGCATCTTCATGGACCCCGGAACAAACAGACACTGCGTTACGTACCAAAGCACGAAGGGCCGAACTAATTGATTTAATTGAAAGATTAGATTTGCCATGCGTGACTCTAATAGACAAAAACAGTGTGATAGACAATAACGTATCGTTTGGCAAAAATTGTTTGGTAGATTGTTTTGTGGTTATAGGTGAACATAATTCATTCGGCGACTATGTATCAATTTACCACCAAGCTGGATTTGGACATCACAATAAAGTTGGTAACAATTGTGTGTTTCAGAGAAAATCCGGAATAACGTCTATGTCTGTGATTGAAGACTATTGCTATTTTGGTTTAAACAGTAATCTGCTAGGATTTGATATCCATATTAGAAAAGGCACCGTGGTGCAGCCTGGTCTAAATTTACTACGTAGCACACAGGAAAACGAACTGGTTGGTTTAGCTGGTAAAGACTTACGAAGAGTATATCTTGCTAATCAAGAAGGATAATAAAATGAGCACAACTATTCCTATAAATCAAACCGCAATGACAGGCAATCTTTATGTGCAAAGTGTAGGACCAGGTACTGCTGGCACCGGATATACCATTGCTAACAACGGGTCTTCTTATAATTCAGCATGGAATAATATCCAAAGCAAACTTCAAGTACAAGGCGATGCCGAATTTAATGGTGATATAACAGTAAAAGGGCGCAGTTTAACTGAAACATTCGAACGGATCGAAGAACGACTGGCCATCTTGGTACCAAATGTTCGTTTAGAAGAAGATTGGAAAGAATTACAAAATCTAAGGATGCAGTACGTAGAGCTGGAAAGAAAATTGTTAGAACAGCAACGAGTATTTGATATACTCAAAAAGTCCGATTAGGTGTTAGATAATCTCTAAATTCACAGGTTCCAGATACCTTGGTACCTTTTAGTTGTAAGACTTGCAGTGCAGCAGCAAGATCAGTTCTACATTCGGATTCTGTGGTGTAAAAGTTTTGGACCGAGCCGCGATGCTTGTGTGGTGATTCCGAACCCAAAACAATTATTAGCAACAACCACATACCACAGTCCTTTTTGAATATTTACCAGTAGACCTAAAATAGTATTTCTGCTATAATAGCACTATGTACAAAATCTCTATACCCACTAAAAAAGCGTACGATGCTATTCGTTGGGCCAACGGACAATTTAAATACTTTGGCGTTCAACATCAGTTTCCTGCCAATTGTTATGAATTTGAATTTGACAATCCTGAAGATGCTACATTCTTTGCATTGAGGTGGCAATGACTCGAGTTCGTAGATATTGGCGACCTAGTGAAGGATTCAGTATTTGGGAAGATATAACTGCCTGGTGCTTTACACATTTTGGGTTACCCGGTGATAAACAAGAAGAATGGAATTATGTTTCCGATGCAGGTTGGATGGATTTTTATTTTCGAGATGAACAATCAGCGGAACTTTTTATATTGAAATGGATGTGATTGTAGGATACCGTTTTGTTGCTAAATTAACAACTTTTTGTTTTGGTTGACAATAAATCCATAATTTGCTATAATGTTTGTACATTAACTAATTGGAGTTGAATGATGCACAAAACTAACTATCGTCCGAGCCTATTGCAAGCAAGATTGCTTGAAAATTATATCAAGGAATACTTTGGCTGGCAGGATCAAATTGTTCGGGTGCATCATGTAATTGAAGACCTGCCCTATAAGTCAATTATACAAATCGAAAGACGAACTGGTACTAACCCAGAAGATTGCTTTTTTGAACGCATTCAATTATCTACTTAAACATTTTGGAGTCGAATCATGTATGTTAAACTTAAAAACGGTGAACAGTGGTTTTTTTATTCTCTTGATGTTATGTTTTGGTGGATGAATCGTCGCCTCGATCAAGTAGTCGAAGTATGCATTTACAATATGAGTGCTCCAGTTAAAAGCCAATGGTTAGAGAAGCATTTGAAAGGTGAAGCATGAACGACCGTATAAAAGAACTAATCAAACAAAGTGGTGGACATTGGAATCACGGAGATTTCAATATGGGTAGTTCAATTGAATTCCAAGAGGACGATATTGAAAAACTTTTTAATTTGATAATCGCCGAATGTGTTAATGTTCTGGACCCTGAGGATGAATATACAGAAAAGTATAAGCATAGTCATACCCCAGCTCCTGATGGGCTTCGTCAAGTATTATCACACGAACAGTTCCATGACATGATGGCGGCTAATAAATTGAAGAAACATTTCGGAGTTGAATGATGAACGAACGAATTAAAGAACTTGCTGAACAGTCTGGACTTGTGCGTGGAGGATATGCTAATGGCACCAACATTATGACTTGGCGTGAATCTTTTGATAACCCAGGATCGTTAGAAAAATTCGCCGAGTTGATTGTTCGGGAATGTGCTGAGTTTGTTCAGTACAAAGCCGAGAAGTCAATGAGTCAAGAAATTCTTTATGTTGGCGACGATCTACTTAAACATTTCGGAGTTGAATGATGTATTGTCCTAATTGTGGTCAGCAAAATGTAGTAAAAGGTGATTCAAGCCCAAATGGTGGTGGACTATATGTAGCGGAAGAAATGGAAGGGTGTACCGAGTATTACGATGCTGCCAATCCATATGAATGTCCGGATTGTGAAACACAATTCTACCTTGGAGAATAAAATGAACAAACGAATTCAAGAACTATTTGTTAGAGCATACGGGTATGTCCCTCTTCCTATTGAAGACCATATATCACCGGAAATGGAAAAGTTCGCCGAGTTGATGGTCGTTGAATTCACCGAAACGGTCAAGCAAACTGCCAACGAACTTGCCGATGCTGGATTCCGACAAGGACAATCCGAGGAAGAAGTTATGAAAAGTGTCAACGGTGCTTTGGCTGTGCTCGACGGTATTGTTGCCAAGTTTGGAGTTGAATCGTGAACGAACGAATTAAACTACTTGCTAAAGAGGCTAACTGTAGCATTGATGGAATGGGTTATGGTGAAGGCAACTTAGAAAAGTTCGCTGAGTTGATTATACAGGAATGCTGCGATTGGATAGATGGTTCTCCCGCCAATGATGCTGGACAATTACATTTGACAAAATCCTTTATTATTGCTAATCTAAAGGGGATGTTTAGAGGGAGTAAAGAATGAACGAACGAATTAAAGAACTTATTGTCCAGTCTGGTAACGGACAATTTCATAACGATAAATGTTATCCTCATATTGGATCAAGAACCCTCGAAGATTGGAAAAAGTTCGCTGAGTTGATTGTACAAGAATGTTTAGATGCCTGTAGCAGAGCAAATGAGATTAGACATTTTGTTCCACCAACACAACAGCAAGTAGTGTTAAGTTGTATGCGTGAGATTGAAAAACATTTTGGAGTTGAATGATGAACGAACGAATTTGGGAACTTTGGCACCAGGCTACACTGGACCCAACTAATGAAGATTCAAACGATTTGGTTAGGCGATTCGCCCAGTTGATTGTTCGGGAATGTGCCGATGTTGCTGCCGACCACGAGGCATTGGATATTTACGAAGAGATTCGAGAACATTTCGGAGTTGAATGATGAACGAAGAACTCAATGAAATACTCAACCAAGAAATAGTTAGAGAAACACTATTAGAAGTCAATCCCAACACCGATGATGCTCTAGTAGAAAAGATATGGAGTCAGTGTAATGGTAATCCTTGGAACGCTGTCCCTCTCTACAACATCCTAAAGGCTTTGGGAAAATGAACGAACGATTTCGGGAACTTGCTAAAGAGGCTGGCGGAAACCCAAACTACAAGGCTTTTGGTGGACATTTTCTTCCCCCGCCGCCAGACTATATTGATCCTGCTACTGTGGACTTAGCAAAGTTCGCCGAGTTGATTGTGAGAGAGTGTGCCGAGTTTACTCATCCAGTTACCCGCAAGTTTATTTTTGAACATTTCGGAGTTGAAGAATGAATATACGATACGGAGACCGTGTTAAGGTAACTAACCCAAGTTATTCTTGTGCGGAACTAGGGGACATAGGTACGATAGTAGATAATGGCATCGTAACCTATGCAGGGT